TAAAACTGAATTCTTTATCAGTCCAGAAACCATTATGCATGGATTCAATAAAATCTTCGGTCCAGGGATAGCGATTAGGCTTACGAGAGATCTGTTCGTCGAAAATCATAGGTATATTATTTAGAATAGTGTATACTCTTTTTTCTTATTTTCTCGGTTCAAAATAACTTTTCTAATTATTTCATTTTGAGTTACTATACAGATTTAGCTTTTTAACAATGAATTTTACAATTTCACTACGAACTATATCCTCTTCTGTAAGATAAAAAACATGAATACCTTGTTTACGACTTTCTTCATCGTTAAACACATTACACATTTTTTCAAAACCTGACTTACCATTAATATCTGATTGCATAGGATCACCACAAACAAAAAGTTTACTGAAATGTCCTACACGAGTTAAAAGAGTGGTAAGTTCTTTAAACGTACTGTTTTGAGCTTCATCCATTATAATGCCTTTAGCATTCCAGCTTAAACCGCGAAGATACCCTGTAGGTTTGCCGTCTATCCGTTTTTCTTTTATCAATGCATTGACATCTGCTGCAAATAAAAGCTCATCCAATTTTTCCATTAGTGGCTCAAGATACGGGGTCAATTTTTCTTCAGCATTACCGGGAAGATACCCAAGTTTGTTGTCGCTACTTTCTACTATACTGCGTATGTATATTAAATCACTAACTTTTTTAAGATTCATTAGCTCAAGTACAGCTAAAGTAGCTAAAAAGCTTTTACTGCTTCCAGATGGGCCTGAAAGAAATATAACTTTAGTATTATTATCTAAAGCTAATTTGAGGAAGTCTTTTTGTTTGTTTGTTAAATCCGGTCTTTGTCGTATAGTTACCGGTCTTTCTAGTTTTTGGGCCTGATGGACTATTGGACTTTTGTCTTTGGCATTTTCGTTATTGTGAGCTTGTTGTTTCTGTTTCTGTAAACGTTTTTTCTTACTCATCTATTTATATTTACTAATAAAGATAAATAATATATATGTTTAAAAAATTTGATGCTAAAGTTAATAATCTTTTAAAAGAGTTTACAGAGTCTTTTCCAGTGGAAGTACAAGAAAAGAAAGGGGCTCGCTGTACTAAGGCAACCGGGCAGCAAACATCGACTCGCTCAGATAAAAAATATATGCGCTGTACTCGCGTAGGGGGTAAACTTAAAAGAGTACATTACGGAGATCCTAATTTACGTATTAAAAAATCGAATCCTAAAAAGCGTAACGCGTTTAGAAAACGTCACAAATGTTCTACTGCTAAACCTGGCACTCCGAAATTCTTTAGTTGCAAAAACTGGTAACCTATTTTAAAATAGGTATATGTATGATTACCTGATTGTTGGTTCAGGTTTATTTGGTTCTACGTTTGCATATGAAGCAACAAAACGTGGTAAATCTTGTATTGTTTTAGAAAAGCGAGCACATATAGGCGGTAATGTATATACACGAGAAGATAGTGGTATACATATACATGAGTATGGCATACACGTGTTTCATACTTCTAATAAAGAGATTTGGGATTATGTAAATCAGTTTGCTAAATTTAATAATTTTATTAACAGGCCCCGGGTAAGTTATAAAAATAAAATATACTCGTTTCCTATTAATCTTCTTACTTTACATCAACTCTGGAAAGTTAATACGCCAGAAGAAGCAATAAATAAGCTTAATGACAGTAAGATTAAAATTGATAACCCCTCTAATTTAGAAGAGTGGTGCTTGTCTGAAATCGGTACAGAATTATATGAAACTTTTATTAAAGGCTACACGCAGAAACAGTGGATGACTGATCCTAAAAATTTGCCTACTTTTATAATTAAACGCATACCTATACGTACAAACTTTGATGATAATTATTATTTTGATACATATCAAGGCGTACCGGAAGGTGGCTATACTCAAATATTTGAAAAAATGCTTTACGGTTCGTGTGTATTACTTAATACAGACTATTTTGCTAACAAAACTATGTGGGATGCCCACGCTAAAAAAGTTATCTATACTGGCCCTATAGACGAGTATTTCAACTATTGTTATGGAGACTTAGATTATCGCACAACTAAATTCGAACATATAAAGTTAGACAAGGTTAAAGACTATCAAGGGGTAGCACAAGTAAACTATACAGACTTAGAAACCCCATATACTCGAATTATTGAGCATAAGCACTTTGAATTTGGTAAACAGGATTATACAGTTATAACAAAAGAGTACCCTGATGAGTGGTGTAGATCTAAAATACCCTACTACCCAATTAATAATGGAAAAAACAATGCTCTTTATAAAAAATATAAAGAACGGGCTGACCAAGAAAAGAATATAATTTTTGGCGGTCGTTTAGCTGAATATAGATATTACGATATGCATCAGGTTATAGGGGCCGCGTTGCATTTAGCTAAACAAGAACTTGATAAATAAGAAACCCGCCCATTTCTGGGCGGGTTCTTTTTAAAACACCTCTTAGGTGTAGTATTCTTAGAGGAATACTGACTGCGTACCTGGTGTGAAGGATGTACCTAGACCAGTTACAATGATGAGGTGGTAATAGAGGTTTGCACCAAAGATGTGGTCAATGACGCCGTAACGGGTCATTAAGCCTACACGTGGAGCAAAGTCATTAGGACCGATGGTGCGTTGTACCAATACTGGGATGTATGGGCAGTAAACGATACCAGTGTCATAATACTCAGTACCCTTGTAGCCGAGAAGTGCATACTCAAGAACAGTACCGCGGGTACCTACTTGGTATTGAGCTTCAGTGCGTGTATCGCGGTAAACGTTGAAACGTCCGCCTACGGTACCAACCTTAGCGATGCCAACAGGTTGTGTGTTGACATTGCCTTGTACTGGGAACCATTGGAACTCAGGAAGCATTTCAAGCATTGCGCAAACACGTGGGGTAGCAACGATGAAGTTTGCAGCGCCACGACGGTTACGGATAGCAACGCGATTTGCCTCAACGATTAAGCGGGCATAGAAGTCGCGATTGCGCTCACCTAACCAACGGCCGTCAGCAGAAACTGGAGACCATACTGAGTAACCCTGACCAAAGCCTGCATTGATTGCAACTTGGCACATACGGATTACCATTTCACGGTCAATTTCAGCCTGAATTTCGTAGCTCATTGCGTTTGTGAGCTCGTTATCGATGTCGATACCGTTCATGTTCTTGAGGTCTTGCTCAAGTTCGACGGACCAACGAGCTGCTAGACGACGGGTACCAGCTTCAACTGCTGTCTTTTCGAAAGCTACAACCATCTGTGGGATGTTTGAGCTTAATTCGAAGTTAGCAAGAAGATTTGCTACACCCTGGTCGTTTCCAACGATGTTGAAGGCTTCGGAACCGGTGATTGCTGTTGCACCACCTGAGAGCCAGCTTGCGGATGTACCGGTAAAGCGGGTGTTAAGGTAGTTCCAACCTACTTCAGTTCCATCAGATGCTACTGTCCAACCCTGTGGGGTATTGGAAGCGGCACCGTAAGCGCCGTCTGGACTTGTTGCACCGAGAGGATCTGACTCGTACTTATAGCGGAGAGCGAAGGCTAGGCCTACTGGACCGCTCATTGGCTGTACACCTACGATTTCGTTGGTGATAAGCTCTGGGAAAGTACGACGGATCATCGGGATGAGGATCTTTGGTAGGCGAGCGTCACCAGTAGCGTAGAAGTCGCTAGATGGTCTACCACCAAAGCCCATGGAAGCTGTACTACCGAATACGCCACCGGCGCCTGCAGTGTTACTTGCTTCGTTTAAGCACCACTGCTCTTGGTTCTCAAGAAGAATGGCGGTATTTAGACGTGTGTGATCGTCCTTGATTGCTGGAGTTGCTTCATCAGCATGATCGAGCAACGGGGCCCACTTTTTGAGAAGGCTTGCGGCACGATCTTGATTGATGTAAGATTGTGAAGGTTTAACTTGTTTCATAACTAAATGTTTGTTTTAACTGACATACCTCAAGTACTTGACAGTACTTCAACGTTTGAAATAATACTTATTAAAAAAGCCCTCATTTCTGAGGGCTTTTTGCAACTTTTTTATTTAGCTTTTTAATAAAGCTTTTTAGTCAATTCGCTTACGTAGGCTTTTGCAACGAAATCCGCTCCATCAACGTCAGCGGAAGAAAAAGACTTAGATTCGTTAAGTGTTTCTTTCTTTTCAGTACCTACATCTACACCTTTCGACTTTGGTGAGGTGGATTCTCTAAGAACCTCAACATCGTCGGATTCTTTCTTATCGTACATTTCAGATACGTAATTAAAGTTTTCTTTAATTGAACTTAAAGACTTTTCAGAAAGAACACGTTGCATATACTCTTTCTTAGCAGCTGGGAAGTTTTCAAGTTTCTTTTCTAAGAAAAGATTCTTTTCAGCAACTGCAGCCTTCTCAGTAATAAGTTTAAGTTGTTTTTCGACTTCAGATGTTCTAACATTAGCTTCGTCAATCTGCTTCTTTCCGTCTAGTAGAGCTTCTTTAATACTTTCGTTTACAAATTCATCACTTAATCCTACAAGGCGCTTTACTTCATTTACAATTTTACGGGAACGAGCATTTTCAGTAGCTTCACGAATTTGCTCGGCAGGAATAGCTTTATCAATATAAAGATCGATATAATTTGAAAGCTGTTCAACTAATGTATTCTTAAACTGCTCAGCTTCATTCTTAAGGGCATTTTCATAGAGCTTTACAAGCTTTACTAGCTTTACACTATGGGTTTCGTCGAGAGTCTGCATAACATGCTGGAACTTAGCAGCATGAGATTCATCAATACGCGCCACAATTTTATCTAACTTCTCAGTATGATCGGCATCAATGGCTTCTAATACCTTTTCAAGTTTATTTGCATACTCTTCGTCTTGCTTAACAAGGGCTGATTCAACGGCTAGTTGTACCTTTTCTTCAGCTTTCTTTTCTACAGCTTCAGCAATGGCCTTGAGGCTTTCCTCGGATAAAAGGTCCTTAGTTGCTTCCTTTAAAAGATTGGTGATGTCGTTCATATGGTATAGAATTATTTATGGAAACCGGGCTTAGTTTACAATATGTTTACTTATTATTTGTAAGTTTAGAGTTAGCGGTTTGTATACGAGCCTTTAATTTTTCATTAACAACCGCGGATAAAAAATTATTAGCTTCCTTAAAGTTATTGTTTGATACACTTTGTACAAACTTAATGATATTAGCTTTTTGTTGGTTCATATTACTTTAAACTGTTAATAAACTTAAGAATGTTTTCTCTTAAATACATATCTACGTCTTTACGTGGTAATTTAGAAAGAGCGGTTTCGAGCTTATCGTATACTTCTTCAAACCTACCGTCGGTACTAATGATAAAGCTTTTTGACTCTAAAATACCATTAACAAATGCGCCCGGAGCGGAAGGATCAGCTACCGCATCAACGCAAATAAGTTTCATATTTTTGACGTAGTTAACTCCTCCCTTGTCTTCTAGTTGGCCTAATGCTCGAGAAGACATACCCATTTTAACACCGTCAAGAATTAAAGATCTCATTATTTCGCCCATTGGGGTGCGAAGTATTTTACTTTTACCTTTAACAATATTATCATCCATTCTGAGCTCGGTTACCATATGACATGCGCGTTCGCTGTTTACTGTTGCGCTTTGTGGATGCTCAAGTTCTCCTAACGCGCGGTTTTTAGTGACGAATTCTTCATTATATCTAGCTACTTCTTTAGCCATTTCATCTCTACTATAAATACGATTGTTGCGGTTTTTTTCATCAGCAACCATATATACACCCGTGATGTATATATTAGAAGGCTTGTCCTTATTACCTTCTTCAATAAGAACGTCCAATCCTTCAGTAATAGGGGTTTGAGTAATGAGTTTTAAAACCATCAATATTATTTAGTCAAATTATTGCATTTTCTATGTAGTTTTGTATAATATTGACAATGATAGCAGAAAACGTGACCGCTACAGTTTCTACAAAAGGTCGTTTTAATACTACTTTGCCTCTAGTGTTGACGTCGCTTGCAAACCAAACCGTAAAGCCGAGTACGCTGTTTATTTACGATGATAATCCAACTCTAGAGGATTTGCGAAATAACGATATATACAAAAATTTATTTACCCTTTTAAATAGAGTCGGTATTAATTGGGAAGTAAAAGTAGGCGGTAGAGTAGGTCAAGTAATTAACCATAACCGTGCTTTGGAAGAAGTAAAAACAGATTGGATATGGCGGTTAGATGATGATAATATAATGGAAGCTAATACTTTACAAAGATTAAGCGAGTTTGCGTTCAATAATACTAAAATTGGCGCAGTAGGACCATTAATACTAGATCCTAAGAATACTTTTGCATATAGCGCATTAGGTTCTAACAAAATAGAAGATATTTTTATAGGTTTAAATATCCAGTGGATGGAAAAGCATGCTCAGAAAGTAATAGATGTTGATCACTTGCAAGGTAGTACGTTTTTGTTTCGTAAAGAAGCTGGTAAGCATGGATATGACTCTAGATTGTCTAAAGTAGGTCACAGAGAAGAAACAATTTTTACCCATGAAATGAAAAGAGCTGGTTGGAGATTGTCAGTATTAACTGACGTAAAAACATGGCATATGCGGTACGGAGCAGGGGGTATACGCAGTCAAAATGAAGCTAAGTTTTTTGAACAAGATGAAAAAGTATTTTATGAGTATTTAAAAAAATGGAAAGTGCCTATAGCTAAGATTAAAGTAATACCTCTAGATGGCGGTATAGGAGATCACTATGCATTCCGTTCAACTGCACTACCTGCAATAAAGAAAAAATATTTCGATCATAGAATTATTATTGGAGCATGCTATCCTGAAATATTTGAAGAAGATGTAGGAATTGAAATTGTTAGTTTAGCTGAATCTTGTATGTTGGTTAATAAGGATGAAAATAATAT